TAAGTACACTCAACAATTCTAACACGTTACGAATCTCCTTTAATGGTTACTTGTCCTTCATGTTCCATACTTTGATCTCTTAATTCTTCCTGCTTATCTTTAATCCAAGTGACAACCTGTTGTTGTCCTACTAACCTAGCTATTTCAGCCTCAGTAACAAGGAACGAGGGTAGTTTATTTGGAAATATAGTATCCAAAGTGTTCAACAAACCATCACTTATAACCAACCTAGTATCATTTTTATACTGTCTCATAATCAAAACTGCTCCTAGAGGTACGAAAAAAGTTTCCAACTTGGAAATTATTATTATTTTACTGGACAAACTCCTTGTAAACACTCGTCATCCTCGAGTTCATGGGTTCCTTTTACTTCATCTAAGTCTACAGGAGTAAGTTGTGCCACATACTCCTCGTAAACTTTAGCTGATACTATTTCTTGGGGAAGGTAGGAGTAGACTTCTTGAGTATCAACATGGGGAAGAAAGCTAACCCCAACATAAGAAGACCAGTTAGACTTGAGCCAAGTGATAATAGTTGGGATTTCATCTGCCTTATAAGTAACTGTAATCGAGCAGTTCTGCTCAACGTAAGCATCCATGAGAAGTTTGTACCTCTCAAGTTGGCTAATAGCCGATTCGTAGCTAACATAAATTTCCTCCTCAGAATTAATATCTCTGCTGAATCTCATGTTGTCCCACTTGACAGGGAAAGTAACGATAACATTATGCTCATCTACAGGACTCGTTACAGTATGATACCCTGCTTCTCTCAACCTTGGGAGAATAGGATCATTAGCAGAGAAGTTTACATTGTTAAATATGTATTTTCCTATGGGTTTATGACAACCTTCAGTGGTATCCATGATTTTACTGAGAGTCCCACTAGGTTTAATTGTAGTAACATTCTTAGGTCTTTGAGTTCCTAACTCATCAGCCATAGAGTAAGCCCCATGTACCGCGAGATTCTTCAATCTTTTATAGTCATAGTAAGAGAGGTCTTCACGGCTGGCGATTCCTGTAAGTCCCACTCCACAAAGTCTGAGGTACTCATTGTTTTCATGCCACGTTCGTTGGAGTATTCCATCATCAAGAGTAACAAGGGTTTGCCTATAGTTTGCTCTAGAGATGAGGAAGATAGCCCTTTCCAATCCTCCAGAATCTTCTCTAAATTTTGATAGATCGACTTCGGACAAGTTACAGAAACTCTTATTTCCAAGAAGGATTTCGGCACATGGGTTGACTCCGGTGAACCAAGGTGCTCGTCTGCGAGCTTCCTTTCCATTGATGATTCCAGGTTCTGAGCCACCTGATTCTTTAATGATTTTAAAAACTTCTTCGATTTCTTCATGAGTAGGTTCTTCCCAAAAGACTATAGAGTTATTAGATTGGCTACGATGAGGAGTATCTCCAAGGTTATCCTTAGCTCTGGCAAACTGTTTCCATTCAGGAGTATTGTGATATACTAGAGCTATCTCAGCAGATCTTCTACTGCTTAATACAGTCCCTAACCAGTTCATTATATCTAAGATGTCCATCTTAGACAGGAGCTGCCCTGATTTCTTGTTTAGAATTTGAACGATAGCTGAATAGGCTTTAGAGATAGGTCCGTCTCCTGAGCTGATCCAACCATAACCACTAAGCCGTTGTCCTGCTGGTCTGAGTTGTGTGAGATCGAGTACGAACCTTGTAGCTTTCCCTTTGAAAGCCAGAAGCTTGCCGATACTTTTTGCCCACCCTTCAGCGGAGTCACCAATTGTAATAGTCCAAATCCCGGTATCGGGATCAAAACTTTCTCTATTTCCGTCATGTCCTCCCTTCTTTGTGCGTTTACTCCTAATGATTTCAATTTCTTCAATGGGTTTGGTAAAGCCTGATAGCGTTCCGACAACAGGTGTGAACCCAACTCCACACCCTTGTAACAAGAGCCACAAAGAGTCAACAACATCATGGATAGTCTCCACTTTTAAATGAGCACAATTAAACTGACTAGCTTCTCTCTTCTTAGCTACATCAGTTCCACCTAACCATAAGGTTCTACCTGATACCATGACCTTACGTTCTAACAGGAGCTGACGTAGTTCTTCAAGTTCACTGTTAAATCTTTCTCTTAAATCTTCACCAGACTCATTCAATGCTCTGCTCCACAACCATGCCTGATGATTAATTACACGATCTATAGTCTGTTCCCAAGTCTCATAGGTTTCATCCTTATCATCTAAAGGTCTACTGTAAGTTCTCCTCGTGATAACTTGTGCTCTAACAGAAGGTTTATTCATACACACTCCTCTAGGACAGGTGGTTTATAGTTTTTTCCTTTCAATACTTTTCCATGTTCACATTTGACAACAGGAAGCTTACTCATGTTAGATTTATGGACAAGATTATATGCCTTATCAAAATCTAATCCAAAAGAAACAGCAGTTCCTTTAAGAACATAGACCACATCACATAGCTCTTTCAAGAAATCCTGCATTAATACATAGGTTTCCCCTTGGTCTATGTTTCCCTCCAACTGAAAGCCAGCTTCAGCCAGTTCCTGCACCTCTTCAAATATCAACTTCATCCTAAACTCAAGGAGTTCTTTACTGAAGGGCTGATCAACAGCCAACTCCATCTTCTCATGAAACTTCCTGACTTTTTGCACTATATTTCTCCTCTTTAATCATTTCTAAATAACGTATTGCCTTATCAATATCTTCTTTACCGCCCTTCATGTCATGTCTTAATACATACTTTATCACGTTCCCCTCAGCATAAGGAATCTGATTCCTCATAATAAAACTGATTGGTTCTATGTCATACCTAGCATAATAATCAGGAGACACATTCTCTTTAATCATATTATAAATCTTTACATTTTTGTTGAAGGAGTCCATAAATTAATTTCCTCTTTGTTAAAATCATAATCTTTAGTTCGTAAAATTCTAGCAACTCTAGCTTGAGTTAACGCATGATCTTCAGTCAATCCTGCTTTTGCATAAGCATCTATGATGGTCTGCCACCTAACCCCTTTAGTTAGAAGGAGTTCTGTAGCTTTCTTCGGTCCTATACCTGGACACCCCTTATAATTATCTACTGAATCTCCTGTTAAAGTCTGGAAGAAAAACATATGATCGGCAGTCTTCTCATCTATAACTTCAGTAACCTCTGAGTCCATGTTGTAATACTCACAAGGAATCGTAAGCATATCCTTATCAATAGAGATGATTATATTTCGATCAAACCTTCCATCAGTAGCAAGGATACCCAAGACATCATCAGCTTCTAACATGGGTTGAGTCTTAGTAGCATAGTACTCTTTAAGATAAGTCTCCAGATGATTATATCCTAAAGGCTTCTTACTATCTTTCCGGTTTAACTTATAATCGGGAAAAATTTTTCGCCTAAAATTATTTGCCCTGTCTGAAAAACAAATAGTAGTAGTAAAATCTTTTCCTTCTCCTAATTTCTCCTGCCACTCTTGAATCATAAAATTGGCTTGAGCTTTTAACTCCTCTACATTAGTAGCAGTTGTTAAAATCCCATCATCCCAATGTACCACTGTCTGTACTGCCCAACACACTTTGTATGTAAGTATGTCTCCATCTATCAATAGTCTCAAAGTATCCATAGTAATCTCCCATCTTTAAATGTTCTTGGTAATGACACTCGTCACATAAATATCTACACTTCAGGGATTCTTTTAATCCTATTTTAAAATTATATCTCCCTATCCTAGAAATTTTAAATCTTTTTGTCTCAGGATTAATATGGTGAAAATGTAAAGATCTTTTTAAATCTATCTTGTTACAGTGTTCACAAGTAAAGTTTCTTAATAGACCTAAAATATACATTCTTACTTGATACCTATAGGCATCATAACCAGTTTTCTTTCTTATATACGGATTTTTAGAGAGTAAAAAAGTATGAAAACCTTTACAAAATTGTGCTAGTTTATCAAATGTATCAATGTGTTTCAGCCCAATTTCTTCCAATTTTAGACGTTCCACTAAGAGGGCATCCAAATTCATAGTAGTCTCCAGCTCTCGTAATCGCTTGTTCCGCTTCCGGTCCGATAAATTTTTTGGCATACCTCTCCTTGCATTCAATTTGAAATTCATCATGGATGTTAGCTACAAACTCATAGTCCTCTCCAGGTATTAACCCTAACAATTGTAACCGTTTATCCAAGAGAATCAGAGATGTTTTCATCAAGATAGCTCCTGCACTCTGAAGCAGGGTGTTTAAAGCAGAATGTTCTGAACGTACATGGAGTCTTCTACCATCTAAACCGATGAGATGGCCTCTCCTGCGGTAAGCTTGCTTGACGGCTTCAGTTAACTTAAGCAAACCATCAACACCATTCAACAACTTCATCCTAGCTTGTTTACCTCCGCGAATATTAGTCCCTAAGATCTTACCTAGTTTTTCATTCCCTGCTCCATATATAAAAGCGTAGAAGAATGTCTTGGCAGTGTCTCGTGACTTTAAACCTACCAGCTTTTGATTAATAGAATGGATGTCAGTCTTATCTTTTGAGTTTCCTTCGACAGCAGCAGTAGCATACTTGCCACCATCATACTTCTTTAAGTACCCTGCCAAGGCTCTAAGTTCTAGGCCATCAGCATCACACCCAACCAACACCTTATTCTTGGAAGCCTTGAATAGTTCCCGACATTCTTTACCAAAGGGACTGTAAACAGCAGGAACTTGAGCTACATTAGGAAAAGAATGAGTACACCTACCAGTAATAGCTCCATTGGTATTTACATTTCCAAAGATTCTCCCATCCCTCTCCAGTTTCAACCAAGCGTTATCACCTTCAGCTAGTTGAGATATTCTTTTAGATAGGAGGAAATGATTGAACAGCTCATCACAACCTGGATAGGGTAAAGATCTTAAAATTGTCTCATCAATTTTAGGTTTACCATTAGGAGTAAAGTCTTTAGGCTTCCAATCATAGTCCTTTTGAAGCTTATAACTGATATGATCCCTGCTGTTAGGATTAAAGCTTACCTTCTCTATCTTATTAAAACTTTCACCAGCAGTATAACCCTTAGCCTTGTTATCTTTCTTCGGAGTGAAGCTCCCCAAGTCCCTGTACCAACTGCCAAATCGTTTTTTTAGTTTAGCCCCAATTTGTTCCTTTTGTTTGAGAAGCATGACATATAATTCTTCCCCTTTCTTAACATCAAAAGAAAAACCGTTCTCAACTTGTCTTTGAATAAGATAAGCAAACTCATGTTCTAGCTTAACAGCTTCCTCATCACACTCAGCTTCACATAGATGATCAAAAAGAGTAGAAGTAATAGCTACATCCCTAGCACAATAATCTGCCATCTCATTAGTGAACGTAGACCAATCAGTGTCCTCATGGTTGAAGTCACCCTTCAGCATACCTAATCGATAACCCCAAGCTTTTAAACTATGAGAACCATAGAGCTTGGTAGGAATGTACTTCTTCTTAGCATCTAAGGTCATCATGTGAGAGTAAGCTAATCGAGATACCACGAGAGTATCACTTATCTTTGTCTCCTTATTAGGAGTCCAGCCTAAAAGTTTCTTTAGTACTGGCAGGTCATACCCTAATATATTATGTCCCACCAGACCCTCAGCATCAGACATTACCTCTAAGGCTTGTTCTAAGTTATCGTACTGGTCCTCATTAGCAAACACCTGAGAAGCTTGTGCTCCTTCTACTGTCATAGCTAAACAATGGATCTTGGAGACATCTGGAAGTAAACCATCAGTTTCTAAATCAAATATTATATTCATATTTAAAATGCCTCTTCAATATATTCACATTCTCTCAACCTACCTGTTTCCCTGTCGTAGTATAGTCTCGCTGCAACTCCTGTCGAACTCCCCTTGTATCTAGCCTTGAGAATTCTAACAGTTGTTTCACCTTCTTCTTGTTGATTTCTTTCGAGTCCAACCACGAAATCACTAAGCTGAGCGATGCTTCCACTTCCTCTAAGATCATTAAGTGATATTTTTCTGCCGTCTTCATGTCCTCTCCCGTCTGCTGGTTTTCTTAAGTGAGATACAATAAAAATACCGATGTTAACTTCTTCTGCGAGTGATCTAAGTTTAGTCATCAAGTTATCTATGAGTCTTCTTTCATCTCCACTCTCAATACCACTGATCATGATAGAGATGTGATCAACAATGATCCAAGAGACATTACAGCTCCTCGCTAAGTACCGGATACGGTTGGAGAGAACGTCTCCATCCATACTACCCCAATGATCATAGAGAAAAAGTCTCCCTGTATTTAATGTTTTTTCCCATATATCCCGTAAAAATTTTTCCTCTAAATTATCCTTGAGGTGAAGCATTTCATTGGCTTCAATAGACATGAAGTCAATGGCTGCTTGGCGTACAGACTCCTCAAGAGCAATATAACCAATTGTTTCTCCTTTTGAGAGGAAGTATGATGCAATTTCTTTAACAGCGGTAGATTTTCCAGCTCCTGTCCCTGCACAAAACGTGACGAGTTCACCTTTTCTAGCTCCTAAAGTAAGGTTATTAAGACCCTGCCAAGGATACTCCATATCAGCAGCTTGCATCGGAGTGTTTACCAGTTCCCAAGTATCTTCACCAGCAATAATTC